TTGGATAAATTTTAGCTGTCATCCATGAAGTTCTTGCTTCTGTGCCTGGGTACCAGACTCCTCCTGGTATTTTATTTTGTGCACTTCCTGCAGATTCTCCATAGTTGTATACGGCATAACGATCATTGTAACTTGCGCCTGTGGTAGGGTAATACCATACAACTTCGGTAAATAGATTATTGATGGCTGCACAAAATTGTTGACCTTTAGTTGTGTCTACATCATCATAGACATAATCTTCTATCGTACAGCTTAAAGATTTAACAGTACCATCAAAGAGAAAGAATCCTTTTGAACTCATCCAATAGGCTACTCCATCAATTTCTACAACCGCATTCTGGCCAATTAATCCACAGTTGGTTCCAACTTGTTCAAATCCAAATGTAAAAGGTGCACCAACATGCTTCATGGTATAGAGCGCAGTGTCCGTCCATACTAAAATATTATCTTTGGCTCTTATCGCTCCCATGATCTTGGTGCCATCCTGAAGTCTTTGACTTCCAGCACTATTGATAGCGGTTGGAGCAAAAGTATTAATAGTTTCCTGGTCCGAGAACCGTATAAACATGTCGTCCTGGGTTGCTGCAGTACCAATCGTTGTTTCTGTTCCAAGTAAAACCAGGTGTCTGGTGACTGGAGACATCATCATAGTACGACTGGCTGTCGGAGCCGAGCTTGTTAAATAATCTGTTGTGGTCGTTGATGCACGGGTCGTGAACCGTGCTGCAATACTAGAGTCCCAGCTATATGTCTAGAGTCCCAGCTATATGTTTTAGCATTGGCAATTGTAGCCAATAGGACATCTCCAAAATTATCCAAAGACCAAAGTCCTGGTTCTAGAGTAACCGTTGAAGCTGCCACGGCTTCCCCCCAGCCTGCATAGTTCGTTGCATTAGCTACAGCCACTTCGTCGGCATGGGCGGCTCGTGTTGAACCGTCAACCGCTCTAGTAACTACTGTTAAATTATTTGCAGAAACAGCAGTGTAATCAATTAATTCTCCGTCAACCGCTGGAGTATCGCTTACGATAATCGTTCCACCTGCTGTCGGAAAACCAGTTGTTGAAGTTAAAGCAATACTGGTGTTAGGAGATCCTCCAGTTCCATATATATCATCGAGTAAAGCTCCATTTAAATCATTAGTGGCTACCCCTGAAACTGTTCCACCAAAATTTCCAACACCGAAACCATAGCCATAAGTTTGAGCAGCGGGTCCCACAGGTGCATAGGGTTTTAAATCTACACTTCCTCCTGTAGCTGAAGCCCCTGTGCTGGTAAATGTAATAGTAAAAGTGGTTGAAGTAGGAGTGGTAATAACTTGAAATAATTTATCTTCAAACGCGGCATCTGTTAAACCTGTACCGCCAGGTAAAGTTACAGAATCAAATAAGATTATATCTCCTACAAGGAAATTATGAGCAGAAGCGGTTGTAATAGTAATGGTAGTAGTGCCATTGAAAGTCAAAGTAGCACTAGAGATTGTTGTGCCTAAAGGAGTGATGTCATAGAGTTGACCTTCAAAATAAATGAGTAAAAATTTATCAGTTCCAATAGCTACGTAGCGATTCCCATCGAGATCCACAAAGGGGTGTTGAGCTCTGGCAACGCCGACAATCGTATCAGTAAGTAAAGAAGACCATCCTCCTATTTTTTCAGGAAGACCATATCGAAATCTAACATTATCAGAACTCACCCAGCGCCTTTCCGCACCAACCTGAGTCTGTTGTTTATCAATTCCTGGAAGAAGTTTGAAATCTACAAGAGCCATTCAATTAGCTCCTACGAAGCACTGTTTGTTTTATATATCCAGCCTACAGTCGCATTGGCATATACTAATGTAATAGCCTGACCGTTAGTGCTTAAAACCAGATTGTCTGTTGAGCTATTAATTTTTTCTGCTCCGTTAGAATCAAGAGTCAGATTGTTTGAACCAAAATAATTTTTACTGTCAATAATTGTCACTTCGGATCCAACAGCTCCAGCAGGAAGAGAAACGGTAAACGCATTTGTAGTAAGCGTATCACAAAAAATTTGATCCCCAGCCACCGCAGTATAAGCCGCGGTATGAGTGACATAGCTTTTTTGAAGCATGCCTAAAGCCGTATTCGTTCCGTTGGAATAAACCAAGGCAGTTGCAGCTACAGGCATTATATAACCTGTTCCTGAAGCCGTCTTAACGGTTAAAGTAAAATTACTTGAAGAACGGTCCGTTGAATCCTTGACAATAAAAATTCTTTCTGCCGAAGTGGGCATAATAAAATTACGATTACCCGCCAGTGTTCCTGTTAGTGTAAAGAATAGATTTTTACCGTTGGAAGTGGCTCCATCATTCAATGCCAATGTGACATCGCCTGAAGCAACATCGACCGATAAATATCCACTTGATGCCTGTTCTAATATTTCTAGATTGGTATTGGTAACGGTCCCCCACAGTCCAGCTTTTTCCCCTGTGGCTACTTTTTCTAACTGTAAATTTGTCGTATATGTTGATGCCATAATTTTCCTATAATGGGTCTATATTAGTCCAGGTTTGAGTTGCATCTGTAACAATTGGATTCCATGTTATCACATTCAGATCTGCAGCGCCAGTAGAAATTGTTACTGCACTTCCAGTTGGTATCACAGATCCACTCATAGTAAAAGTAACTGTTCCCATAGAAACAGCAACTCCACTACCTGTAACGACAATCGTTGCTGCGAGAGCATAGGTAGGTGTGCCCTGTGAAACGGCAACCCCGCTCCCAGTAACGATAACTACAACGCCTTGATGAGCTACTGTAGCTCCAAAAGCTTGCTCTGCGAATGCTGAAAACCCTAACATAAATTCTCCATAAGCTCTATAACATACTTAATTTGAATATAAAACCCTAGATTCAATTCTGGATTTCATTAGGATTTAGGATTGATTATTCTTACCTTATTATATTATCGTTTTATTGATAAATTATTTAATGTTGTTATTGCCATGCTTAATACATTAAAGATGCGCCGTAAATTCTTGCCTCTTTTACTCCTACTTCTTGATTAGCGAATGAAATTCGATATATAATACTTGTACCTGCGGTTACAGAAATATCATTTGCTACCGCTTGTAAAATTCCTGTTGAAAAAGTTCCACCTGCTGTAAGAACTGCAGTCGTATAATTAGTTCCTCCATTTGCAGATACTTCTACAATAATGTCAGTATTTAAAGTATTGGTTCCTACATTATTTTTATAAGTTATTACTGCTCCCATTGTAGTAACAGATGCATTAGCTGTAGTTGCTGTTGAAACATAATTTCCTGTTGCATTATCTATTGAGGCACTATAAGCCTCAGTTGGTGGAGTAAAAGCTACGCCACCTGTATATCTTGATACATTAGAATATCGACATTCATCCACATAGCCGTCAAAAATTTCTGTAGTAGAACCTCCTCTTGCAAAAAAAGCAACATCAGCTTGATTATTTGTACCATACGTTTCCATATCTGTTCCACTTAATGAAGTGGTAGTAGAAGTAAAGGGTACTCCATCCCCCCAGCCATACATAGTAGTTCCAGTTCTTTGAAAAGCCCTGTGTACCCAAGTACTAGTCGAAAATGCAGAATCAAAAACAGGATACCAAGTGCCAAAAAAACCTGTACCATTTAACCTTGAATTAGTTAAACTTGCTCCTCCAGAAAACACCAAGGTACCTCCTGTTGAACCTGGATCAACCCCATTTCCCATAGAAAAGGGACGAAGCTCATCATTGTTAGGTGTCCAAAACCAAAAATCTAAAGTCCAATCTCCTGTACCAACTTCTCCATCTAAATCTGGTACTTGATAATAAGAGTTAGCACTTCCATCGCAAAAAGCACTAAAGCCACCGAATTTTGATTGCGTCGCTGACCTTGATACACCACCACCTGAACCAAGAGTAATAGCAAAAGCATTAGCTGAACTATCTGTTAATCCTGCATCATTACAATGAAGCATAAAAACTGTATTAGCATCTACTCCAGAACCAGCAATTGCAGATGCTACATATTCACCTTCAACATTTCTTTCACAATCGGTAAAACTAGCTACCCCTGATGAGTCCTCATATTGGTCTACGTTCGTATTAACTAAATTATATTTTGCCGCATTGGCATTCGTTGCCTGGTGTAAAGCCAAAGTAGCGATGTCATCTCTAACTGCATCATCATCATACGATGTTGAACCATCCTCATAGTTTGCAGGTTTACCAGCACCAGCACTTGTTAAAACCTGTCCGTCTGCTCCTAGTTTGGCTATTCTACCTGAACCTCTGATATTAAGTTTACTTCCTACGATTCCACTCATATTTTTATTATCCTATTATCTTGTTTGATCTAAATAACTTACAACTACATCAACTGCCGCAGTTGATGCACATTGAGCTACTAAATGATCTTCATTTGTTAAAACAATTCGACCTGTATGTTCAAAAGTTTCATTGGCTGCCAATGCCTGATCTGAATAGATTTCATAATCTGTTCCAGTGCCACCATCGTCAATAAAAAGATCAAAAGTTTCAGCCACACCAGCCGTTTCACAAAGTGTAATTGATAAAACAGTATAGGTGTGTCCATCTACTCCATTTATCAAAACAGCTTCTGTATTTGAAACTACTAAATGTGCTACGCTTAATACTTCACTTGCCATGTTTATTTTCTCCTATTAATTTAAAATCCTAATACCAGTGATTTTCCTGTTGTTGTTAATTGTCCACCTGCTGCTGTTGCTGTTCCTGCAAAAGTCTGGTTCCCACTTGAATCACCTATCATGTGATTAGTAGTAGATGAGCCATCGTAAGAAACTATTTTTAATGTTCTTGCAGAATCGGCTGCTGCAAAATCAGCAGTTCCAATCATTATATTTCCAGAACCTGTTGTAAGATTTTGACCAGCATCCTGTCCTAATAAAACGTTATAATCTCCACTAGTAACATTTAATCCAGCTTCTGAACCTAATGCTGAATTGTTAGTACCAGCAGCTACAATATCCTCTAAAGCTCTATAACCTACAGCAGTATTACCAGGTGCACCATTAGTAGTAATTGAATCTCCAGCTCTATAACCAATAAGAGTATTCTTAGTACTTGCTGTCATCGCAGTTCCAATCATTATAT